CTTCAATAACGGGTGTTTTTGTGAAACCAAAATACTTTGCTACACCAGCAACTGCATTGCAGACCACCGAAGTGGCTCGTGCAAATGGTTGAATGTATGGGATGCGCTCTAAAACTTTCGCTGCATCAGCCACGGCACTTGCTGGACCTGAAATGATTCCAGAGGGATATTCATCACTCTTGGATTCAGACAAAACTTCATCAGCTTGTGGATAAACAAGCTGATAATCAAAATCGCCACCTTGAACAGCAGCATTATAGGTTGGACACATTATTTCAGTGTCCTCCAACCAGGCATAAATCTGCATATCAATATCTGTGCCAGCTACCGAATTGGCATTCGTTAGGTTAACTAAAGAATCAATCTCTAATTCACCCAACTCTCGCAAAGCTGAAGCACTTGTTATATCAACATAATTTTCAGTATAGAAAAATGGTAAAATCATCTCTCCACCTTGGTTGGTTTGGGGATATATATAAAAATGAGGACGCTGTGATCTAATTGCGTTATCTATCGCATTTGGTGTTGAACCATCATAAGTTAGCGTCTTCATGGGTCTATATGAAACTAATGCACACCCATAATAAAAAGGGGAGGCATTCAAAACTATTTTGACATGCAAATTACCACGTAAATATGTAAAATTCTCTAATTTATTCTTTATTTGAATAGTGTTGAAGAAATCGTGCCAAATATCTGCTCCAGCATCAACAGCTCCACCCACTGTCCAAGAAATCGAGGTAATTCGAACAGGTCTTGAAAGAAAATCCTTCAATTCTGCCAAACCCCCAGAATCTTGAGTCGAGGTAGGAGCCCACACTGGATTAGTATGAAACACAACATCAGACACAGGATCTGTAAAGCGTGTAATTTGCTCAGTCGTCGTGCTAGCATTCGGGCTAGCGTCCTTTTCATTAAAATTTTGTAAACTATTTGCAGACTATCTATAAGATGCATATGGTAAGTCTATTCATATACAAATTGATATATAATTTGAGTCTCAACCAACTCATTGCTAAAAAGCAATTTCGGGGAACGCCCTGGTAGAGAAAACAATAAAAATCCACGCTCTAACATATAACATATATCTAACTATATCCTAACAGTAACTATCTCTATTGCTGCCTATTGGTTTGGTGCGGATGAGGCACCTAGACTCGGCAGAGCCTAACAATAAAATATGCGAATATCAGCAATAAACTAATACTCGCCAAAAATTTTTTCCTAGGGGAAACTTCATAAGTATCACTATTTCGTCCCTGTGACAGAGTCACATAATGAGTTTCACCCCCTTGTAAACAATTCAAATCTGAATATTTAATGTAATGATGAAGTTGAAGATTGTTCATCAATATTTTTCTCATATTGATATAATTGCCTATACGTGAAGGCAAATCTATACATAACTTCCCATAAAACATAATATCACTGTGATCACACAAAACACATTCACATCTTGGAAGATGAGAAACCATCACTCTATTAAAAATTATTACATCTAAGAGACAAACAAAGCCTCTTCCACTATCTATATAAAAAATATCAAAATCCAAATGACGAGACGTTAAACGAAAAATGTCTTGGTTATTCTGTGATTGAAACAGAGTATATCTCGATGTAATTATTGGATCTAAACTATAGTTCACCTCACCCCCTTGTGGGGAAGATGATTCAAAATCGTAAAATTCTTTTGGAACCAATTTCATATTTATAGAACTCTCCTTGTATTGCTCCAATAATGAATTATAGCTAGGAAATACATATGGTTCTATCCAAGCTACAAGAGAGGGATCACTGAAGAGAATGTTGCGCAATTTATCAGAATACTTATCAAAAACTTCTTCACCATAGAAAAAACACTCTCTAATTGCTGACGAAACTATCGCACATATTTGCTCTTCCTTGCAAATTGTTTTACTCCTCACCCATGTTGTTAACATTTTCTGGATCGAATCAAATTCTAGAGGACATAAATAACCTTTAATCTCATCACTCCACACCCATGTTCTTTTCAAAAAACTGACTTCATTAATATGAATATATGGAACACTAGCAGATGTTTTGTCCGCCATAGTATAAGTAATGCCAAAATTGTCTAAGATACTCTGGATTTTCGTGTGATCAAAATTAATACCACGTCGAACTCCCATAACATTATCATCACCATAGGTGATTAGAGCCACATTCTTTCTAAATGTTGTAACACTTAAACCAGTGCTCACCACATACGCGCTACGAATATACAACGCATTCACAATACCATTAATTATAACGGTCAGAGGATGTCCAGATGGATTAGAGCCATAAAACGTCATTAATGAACCATTAAAATCCATAGTAGGGAAAGCTATATCATTTGCTATACCCCACATGATCTTAAGATCCTCATCAGTATAATTACCTGAAAAACGGGCTACTCCAATCAAAACTTCAAAAGCAGCAAGTATACAGTCCGATGACATATTTTTATCAAAATTCTTATAATCACCAGCAACCATTCTATCTTCGCCAAATTGAGTAATAAAATCTCTAATATTGGTCCATTCATGTGACTGACAGACAGTACCCGGACAAGATTCGAACAAAAATTTGTTATGTTGAATAATTCTAACTAATGATAAATAGTACATTCTAACAACAATAACGAAATCAATAGGAGCACCTGCAAACACTCGCGTTTTTCCAAGATCACGCTTAGCAAACGTAACTGGTTCATCTTTGAGTGAAGCAACAAAAACTGGTTTACAACAAAATCCCCGTGAATATTGATCGATTAAATTAGCAACACGATCAACAATTTCAGGAGAAAAAGTGAATGGTTCACTTAATCCACGTTGGGGCAACAATTCTTCTCTAAAGAATTTCTTACATTTCCTCCATGGAAAACCAGCACTAGTATTGCAATTAACTTTATCTACAAACACTATTCCTTCTGCGCCATTGATAGCTTCAAATAAATCTATAGGATGCACAAATTCTAACCATTTGCTTTCCATGTTATTTACAATATCATTCAAAAACCCTTCACTAACATATTTTATCATATACATTGGGAACTTATTACATGGTTTCGACATTTGTTCTAATGCCAAATTCCATGGTTTCCATCCACTCATGATTGGTTTAGTATAATTAACTGGAAAATCACATTCACGAACCATCCTTTCTTGAATAGGAGTAGGTTCAACGAACGAACGAGGTGTACATCTAAACCCTGCAAATGTTCCAAATACATCACAACTGCCATCCCGAATATATCGCACATTAGCTTTGCGATGTAGAGAGGACAAGCCTTGTAAATCATCTTCATTATGATATAAGACTTCTCTAATACTTGTTCCTTGTACACATTTATTAATAATAGTTGAATTAATAGCTCTACATGATACAGTTTTTGAATTACAAAATACGTGGAAACCCAATATAACTGGACCACGAGCTGAGAAACCAATATAAGGAGACCCACAATCACCATGACTAGTGAACTCGGTTGGGAAACCAGCCCACAAATTAAACTTCTCCGAAAACGATGAATGTTCTTGGCCTTCCAAGAAACGCAATGCGGATACATCTATACTTTTCAAAGAACCATCCATTTGTCTAATTGGTATAGTTCCATTCATGCGAACATTAACATTCTCCTTTATAAATAAACTGGATATGTCTCTACAGGGTGGCAACCTACGAATAGTAACAACAGCTAAATCATGTTCTACCAATTTTTGTATGTCGTGTGTACATAACGCAACAGTCAAATTCCGTGAAACACCTTGTTTGACTCCACGTATAATCTGAACTTCTGTGATGCTATCATCCCATATATGTAACGGGAAACACCACACATGTTCTTTTAAACAAATAGCACGAATACATTTATTGTTATCAAAATGGAATACAGCACAATTTTCACCAATACGTGATACCACCTCACTAGGTTGCATCCCATTCCATGCAATGGTAACAGGAGAAACATCCATAATTGATAGAGTGAAATCATCGGAATACCAAACATTATCACGCTCACACTCAGACGCCTTAGAACACACTGGTCCTTGAACAGTGTCTTCATCTTCTTCTACTGTTTTCGTGAAAAAACCCATAATCGTTCTTATGGCATACCAATATATCAAAAAATTTGATAATCTAACAATGATATTAACATGCCACGATTTCCTAGGATACAAATGCTCAACTATTCTACCCAAAACGCGCACATATAAACTTGGATGCGTAATAGGCGATAATATTAATAATAACATTCTATCATAAATACGAGCAAATGGTCTCCAAATAACACTGCTATACATATACATTGGTAAATCAAAAAATATAACCGATCGCAAAAAAGTTTGAAACCACCATTGGCACAAGAAAATGCCCATAGTCCATCTTACAACTTTTACATAGGTTTGTGTTAGCCCTTGAGGGACCTCCACACAATTGCACAAATTCCAAGATTGTCCACAACATTCAGCAATATTACAATCACAGAGATATTGTGGAAGCCCACAACAATCTGTAATCTCAACATTCTTCATGTCTTTTGCAGATTCAACAACTTTTTCTTGACCTTCTCGATGTGAAACTGTAACATCCTTGAACCAAAGTAAAAATTCTTTTTGGTTCAAACCGGTATGAGTTTTAACAACAGATGCCATTTCTTTCATCTTTTTCTTTTCTCTAACTGGTGTAACTTTATACAAATTATATGTCCATAGATCGGGGAAACCATTATCTTGTGGTACTTTAGAATGATCTAACATACCAGAAGTGGCATATTCTGGTTTAACAATAGGTTCCACTATATATGGAAATCTCCTTTGAACTGCTGATGGACACGAAAAATAATGAAATGCGTTTAAATCGAACACATTAGTAGATGCCAAAACCAAATCAGCTCTACAGGGTGTTTTACCCTTATTTTCTAATTTTGCTTGATCCGGAGTATATGGCATTGGATTCATCACTTGAATAATCTCTAACAACGATGGATCACCACCTTGAGCAACGCCAGGCTTCAAAAATGCAATATCATCCATACCTATGCACCATTTATCTGTAGTAAAATTATCCCAAAATTTATTAGCGCCACAATGTGGATAAAAATATTCATCAGATACAGGTTTATTATATAATTTACCAAAATAGGTGAACAACATTTTTGTAATTGTTGATTTACCTATTCCTGAGGAACCAAAAATGAGCAATCCAAAGGGTGCTCTCCTCATAGTAGATGCAAATTTAGCTGTCAAAAATTGGGCTTTAACCAATTTACAATCATCCAATAATGCTCTCATCTTTTTTCTTTCAAAACTACCTATACGAGAAGCATGTTGGTACATACTTTCTCCCTGTTCTATTAATTTATCTAAGTCACCAAGAAAAGTGACATCTTTAGGGTTTTCATCTTCATGAATATAACCCATTGCTCTCACTTTAATTTCTGAGAGTTTATTATACCACTCAACATAACCTTCCTCAGAATGATACATAGGTTGCATTGAACCAGAAATTAAACACTGATAACCACGCTTCAAAAGAAACGTAATAGTTTCAGCTATAAGATGTAGCAAATCCATTTTACTACAGTTATTAATACGTTGTGTTTCTTCTTCTAAACCGGAAAAAATTTTGGAACAAAATTCTTTTCCAGCAGAACTTAATAAATTTAAACTAATTGCAAACGTAACTAAACGCAAAATCTTTTTAAAAAATGGGGATTCACGCAATTCTGTATAGCTTGCTAAAAAATCTGATAATGTTTCAAAACTGAAACCCCCTTGTAATTCATTTTGGGAAAAAATTTCTTGAACTCTCTCTAAAATGAACCCTAAATTACACTGGTACAAAATTGATTTTCCAGAACGTAATTTAACAAAATTTAGAACAGACATTGCTCTAACGTCGTTCGATTGGGATTTATATAATGAATAAAAGAGAATTGTGACATCCTCAAATAATTTAACTACTTCTTCATTATTTTGTGCGTCAGGTAAATGGTTCCTAAGAACACTAAAATCAAAACTTCCCTGCGGTACACAATCCTTATATGAAAAAGGATCTATTTCTAAAAAATTCATATACAAAAATTTTTCTTTTTCTTTATCAAAATATGTATCTACTACTATTTCATTAAAATGGAAATATAAATTATCACTATCACTATCGTTAACTTGATTCTTTAATAACGCCATAACAGTATTGTCCACGGGTCCCATGTCTTTCTCAGTGGGAAGGAATTTTTCCCGAGAAGGCTTACCCGCATAAGCCTTTGAGTTGTTGATCGGAAGACCTTATTCCAATCATGTGTAGTTGTACAATATCATAATCTAACTTAACTTTCCTTTTCGTCTAGGGTCGTTCAAACGTGACTAACCTAAACTAACGGGGTACGAAAGATCGTTGACAAAGCACTTTCCACAAATAACTCGCAACATGGACACAAGAGCTGCTCTTGTGAGTTTGAGATTTACAATTCTAGATAGATCGAAGGACGATATCGATCTACTTTAACGAGCCAAAAATCAATAAAGAAGCTCGACTATTTCTATAGCTAGTTTCTTGATTACTTCAAGAAATCGAGTGGAAGTTTAAAACTTCAAACATCATATATAAGGTTTATTTGGTAGCGTTTAACCTTACAAACTATCACCTGCCTAATCAAAGGCAAAAGATATGAGGCATAGGCCTCACACCCCCAATTATTTACTGAGCCTGGGGGAAGCTATGTCCTAATAAATGGACTAAACACCTTTCATCTTCTCAAGAAGTTCAAGGCAAAACTCTGGACACCTATTTTAAATAGCCGGTATCCAAGGCATAGCAGAAATATTTCAGAGTCGATGTGTCATCAGTATCCAACAACAACCAATAATTGTTCGTACAGTATACACATATAGTAATTGCGGCACAACCAATCAAGTTCGGTATCAATTGCTAATGCACTAAAAATCTGCCCAAGATGAGTATGTATAAACAATTGCTCTCTCAAATGGGCATCTTACCATCTCATCCAAATAAACTACATATATACGCGCGAAGCGTATA